TTTGGTTTGAAAAACTAGCAAGAAATAAAAACGATAAAGAAGTCATTGAATTTTTTGTATCTAACTTTATCACCTGCACTGATCCAAGTAAACTTTGGATCGGAGAAATGATACGAGAAGGTGAGGGTAGATATACCTCATGGAAGAAAAGAACTCAGTCTCTTTCTTATGTTTTTAAAGAAGAGATGGAAAAAATTCTTGTGAATACTGATTTAGATACTGTATTCACAAGTTCCAATGGACATCCACCAGTATTAAAAAAGTATCTGAGTGGCCAAATTTCAATAGAGACCTTAGTAATATGCGATAAAATTCTTGGATATCGAACTGACTATGATAAAAAACTGTTAGACCCAGTGTGGGAAACCGTTAGTATGAGAATGAAAAAGTATTCTCCTTTCCTAAATATTGATGTATTCCGTTACAAAAAAATTCTAAAAGAGGTTGCACTGAAAAAATGAGTTTCTTTGAATCCGAAGTTGTCCGTGCAGAGATGACTGAAATCAGTGAATTACAAGAAGATGTTTATCGTAATGTTTTTAATTTTCCTACTATGAATAGGGAAGAGAAACTCTTTCATGTTGGACTTCTGGAAAAATTAATAGAGAAACAAAAAATTCTTTATGCTCGTTTGAGTTTATCTGATGATCCAGAAGCAAAACTTATGAAGAAAAACATTGTTGACTCTGCACAAATGATGGGTCTCTCATCTGAAGTTGATATGAATGTTGTCTTCTCTAATATGTCAAAAATGCTTGACGTAATGAGAAGTCAGATTGACAAAGACGACAACACCCTTTAGAATATATGGGTACACAAAAGCCAAATACAAAAAAATCTAACAAATCCTATGTCTTTCGCAAATCTTAAAAAGCAATCTTCTCTTGGTTCTCTGACCTCTAAACTGGTCAAGGAAGTTGAGAAGATGAATAATACTGGTGGCGGTGGAGATGACCGTCTCTGGAAACCTGAAATGGACAAGACTGGCAACGGTTATGCAGTCATCCGTTTTCTACCTGCCCCTAACGACGAAGAACTTCCTTGGGCAAAGATGTACTCCCATGCCTTTCAAGGGCCTGGTGGTTGGTACATTGAGAACTCACTGACTACTATTGGTCAGAAGGATCCTCTTGGAGAGTATAATCGTGAACTCTGGAACAGTGGCAGTGATGCCGATAAGGATACTGTTCGTAAGCAGAAGCGCAAACTGTCCTACTATGCCAACATCTATGTGGTACAGGACAAAGCAAATCCACAGAACGAAGGTAAAGTCTTCCTGTATAAGTTTGGCAAGAAGATCTTTGATAAGATCATGGAAGCAATGCAACCTGAGTTTGAGGATGAGACTCCGATCAATCCTTTTGACTTCTGGCAGGGTGCTAACTTCAAACTGAAGATTAAAAAAGTTCAAGGTTATTGGAATTATGACTCGTCAGAATTTGATCGCACTGCACCACTCTTGGATGATGACGATGCTCTTGAAGCCATCTGGAAGAAAGAGTATTCGTTGACTGCCTTGACTGCTGCTGATCAATTCAAATCCTATGAGCAACTACAAACACGTTTGAAGATGGTCTTAGGACAGAAGTCTTCCCGCCCTCGTTTTGATGAGGATCTTGAAGATGAAAGTGAAGGTCGTGGATCTTTTACTCCCGACTTTAAGTCAAAGGCACCTGAATCTGCTGCTAATTTCAATGCACCAGACATCACTCCTACCAAGTCTGCTGACTCAGATGAAGATGATGCTCTGTCTTACTTCCAGAAACTTGCTGAAGAATAGTTAGCTATAAATTCTGATATTATCAGCAACCTTAAGGGTTTCACTCTCATATTGGGTGGAACCCTTTCTATATGTCATCATTTCTTCAAGGTCATCACGAACAACACTTAGATATCGTGGTTTGAGTAAGAATATATTTCTTTTTGCATCTTCAATTTCAACTTCATAGTTATAGTTTGTAACTGAAATTGATATATTAGTTAAATCAACCTGAGCATCACTCTTTGTGTCTGTGTACTTGAAAGCAAAAGTTTCATCAGTTCTGAGACCTGCTTTCATCATTATAACACCATTACTATCTTTGACTTCAGTTGTTTCATAGTGATGAACTCCGTTAAAGAGATTGTCATAAGTATCATATTTTTCTAACATATACCTATCAAAATCTGCCTGTCTTAGTGGCCACTCTGTATGCACATTGATAACATTATTACAAGTAAGAACTAACCAATCTAATCTTGAATCATCATAGAATTCAAATGCAACATTATCTGGTCTTTTATCTCCTGTAATTTTATACTTTGTAAAGAAGGAAAGATCCTGAAAGATATCTTCTCTTAATGCTCCTTTTTTAAATAAATTTTTAACTCTAATGTAATCAGAGATTTTCGCATCAGGAAGTCTGCTGACGTAATCAAAATCTGGAAGTTGTCTGAAGTAATTTGACATTTTAGAATCCTATTGAAGCATCGTTATCATTTTGATATTCGTCATTAAATACTGGTTCAAGTTCATTGAAGTTCAGTGTCAATTCGTATGATGTCATTGCACCATCTGGAAAAGTAGAATAGTTATTTTGTGGCGTATAATTTACATTAACTCCAGTGCAGGCACATTCTTTTATTTTATTCATAAATGGATTATTATTTTCATCTCCTGGACCACGGTACAAGTATTGTATCCTAAATGTATGGGGAGATTTTAAGAATAAATTTGATGCAGTTCTTTGAACTGCAGACCCTTGTTTAAAGAATCTTAGAATTCGTACAATTTCTTGACTTTCTGCTGCTTCTCTTGGAGTAAGCATAAATCTAAAAGAAAATTGTCTAAGTAATGGACCACCAAATAATAACTCTAAATTTGGATTAATAACTGCTCCTGTTGTTCTCGTTAATAATTGAGCACCTACTCCCGATGCTGCACCAGCAAAGGCAGCAGCTGTAGCACTTATAACATCACCTTTATTTCCTGTTATTGTCTTTGCAACATCTGTGATAGATTGCGTAAGACCTTCACCCCCACTTTGAATTGTTCTTAATGCAATGTCTGCCATTGCTGCTTCTGCCGCATTCATACTTTGAGAATTCCAATTCACATTATTACTATCTTGAATGCCGCCAGGGATAGGTAAGATTACGGTTCCGAGTATATCTCTTTCCCCTTGATTTCTAGTCTCATTAATAATACCAAATACACCATCAGATTGAATATCTGATGGAACATATTTCAACATTGAAAATTTAAGAACATCTTGTCCCGTAACACCAAGATCTAATGGGTATATAAAGTCTCCAAAATCAGATCTCGTTCCTTCTCTTTCAGGTGTTTCTATTGATAATGTATTGGATGGTTCATTTGCATCAGTTGATTGAGTATCTACACTTCCATCTTGAACTGATTCTTCTGCTTCTGTAATGGCATCATTCACTCCTGATGCGATTAAGGTGTCTCTATCTGATGGTAAAACATCTGGTCTTTTGTCTATTTGCTTTTTAATTGCATCATCAATATCCTTTTCAATTTGACTTCTTTCATTAGTATTGGATAAATCTTTGATTAAATCTTGTGAAGCAACATTTTCCATTGTGGGAAATCTGTCACTTGAAAACTGATAAGTCTCTCCTCCATCTAATGATATAGCAGCAGGCTCCCATTGCTGACCTCCGCCGGGTTTTTTTCCTAAGGTGTATATAACTCTCTCTGATCCTGTTATTCTGCCACTGCTATCTCTTTTTGAATAGACAACTGCTCTATGTCGAAGTGTATTCCCCGTGCTACCACCTTGCCCTGTTCCTTGTCCTACTTTAGTAGGAGTGAGTTCTGTAAATATGGCACCAGTTTCATATTGAGCGGCACCAGAAGCTACCTCTGCTCTCGTTCCTGATTTAAACTCTGGTGGTGCCATTTAAAATACTTTTTATTTATTTAGTACTATTTTTTCATAATCTAACGATAATAAATCATCAAGTTCATCTTGCTGAACGATGTAAACTTGAGTACCTAATTCTTCCCAGGTATATTGTCTATAATCTCTAAGGTGAAAATTAATTCCACGAAATCCCCATCTGAAAAGTCCTTCCACTCGCACTAGAGGATGTTGATCATATTTTAACTTAGGAGTTTTTGCATAATATCTGAAAGTGCAAATGGTTCCTTCTTCAGGTATAGGTGTTACGGTATCATTCAGGGCATACATTATTAATTCCATTCTATCATCAAGGTTTTTTTCGGAGTGAATGTCTTGCCTTACTGGTTCGATACGGTTCATTTGATACCTAATTCGTCTTCTGTGATGATTTTAAATTCAATTCTTCTATCAGCACAAAATTCAGTAGCAGCTTTCCACTTTGCTTTATTGATTTCCCAAGTAGTGCATTCATAGATATATGATTTAGTCACTCTCTTTCTTTTTGCTGGAGGTTTTGTCTGCTTTTTGGGTTTCACCTCAATCACATAAGTCTTAATTTGACCTGTGCTTTCTCTTACTTTAATAATAAAGTCAGGATAATACTTATGAACACGATTATCTTTTGGTGAGACATATGGGATATGAAATTCCTCACTTCCCCATTGAATAATGTTCTCATTTAAATCACACCACCTGCAGAACTTGCGTTCCCAACTACTTCGACATATAATATTATTATAATCACCTTTATATTTGCTAGGATATGACGGTCTGTATTTACTCTTGATACTTTCTGCCATACATAATATATAAGGTAAAAACTATTTATAGATGGCACTCACCGATAGACTTGGTAAATCTAAAACAATTGCCGAGATTAAATCAGCATTACTAAATCCTGCTCTAACATCACATTTTGATGTTGAAATTCCTTTCCCCTCTGAACTGAGGTCACTTCTTGGTGTTGAGCAGAGATCTTTTAATCTATCATGTAGTGAGGCAAGTCTTCCTGGTTCTCAGTTAGCAACTCTTGAGAATAATAATGATCGTACAGGTGTGACTGAGAAGCACGCATACAGAAGACAGTTTGATGATAGAATTGACCTAACATTTTATGTTGATGCAGATAAATATATGTCGATTCGTTTCTTTGAGAGATGGATATCATTTATTATGAATGAAGATCAAGGTGGTCTTCAAGGTGGAGGACCATTAGTAGAGCAAGAACCAAACATTGCGTCAAGACATTATCACTATAGGGCGAGATATCCAAATGATTATATTATGGATCAGGGATTAAAAATTACAAAATTTGAAAGAAACTATCAAAACTCACTAGTTTACAATTTTGTAAGGGCTTTCCCTATTGCTGTTAATTCTATGCCCCTTTCTTATGATGCATCTTCATTATTGAAAGTGACTGTATCTATGAGTTATATTAGATACTATCTTAATAGAGTGATTAATCCTACTACACCATCCTCACCACCTACAGTTCCAGAGCAAGCACAACAAAATAGTTTAAACTTTTTTGATTCTAATGAAATTCTAAACACTGCTGGTCCTGGCACTCGATTTGCACCAACCGACTCTGCAACTGGATTTAGAGCTGTGGATGATGGTCCTCTATTAACAACAAGACAAGCATTGGGACTTGATCCGATTTGAATTGTTATAAACCCTCTAAATAATCACACTGAAATACATCTATAGGTCATTATGCCTTTACCAAAGATTGCCACACCGGTATATGAACTTGAATTGCCATCTACAGGTGAGACAATTCAGTACAGACCTTTTCTTGTAAAAGAGGAGAAGGTTCTTGTGATTGCTTTAGAGAGCGAAGATACAAAGCAAATCACAACGGCCATTAAGAATGTAATTAAGAATTGCATTCAAAGTAAGGGTATCAAAGTGGAAACTCTTCCAACTTTTGATATTGAATATTTGTTTTTGAATATTCGTGGTAAGTCTGTTGGTGAAGAGATTGAAGTTAATGTAACATGTCCTGATGATGGAGTAACTCAAGTTCCTATTACAATCAATCTAGACGATATTCAAGTTCAGAAAAATGAGGAGCACACGAACAGGATTAAGTTAGATGATACCATCATGATGGAGATGAGGTATCCTTCTCTTGAACAATTTATTAAAAATAATTTTAATTTTGAAGATGGTAATGCAATGGAACAATCTTTTGATTTGATTGCAACTTGTATTGATAAAATCTTTACTGAAGATGAAGTTTGGGCAGTAGAAGATTGCACTAAGAAAGAAATTGTAGAATTTCTTGAGCAAATGAACTCTTCTCAGTTTAAAGAGATTGAGAAGTTCTTTGAGACAATGCCTAAGTTGTCACATTCAATTACGGTAAAAAACCCTAAGACAAAGAAAGAAAACGCGGTCGTAATTGAGGGATTAGCAGGTTTTTTCGCATAGCCCTGATCCATATGGATCTGGAGAACTATTATAAACTCAACTTTGCCTTGATACAGTATCATAAATATTCATTAACTGAGATTGAAAACTTGATGCCTTGGGAACGAGACATCTATGTTGCACTACTACAACAGCATCTTGAGGAAGAAGAGTTAAAGCAAAAGCAAAGGAATGGCATCTAGTAAATTCGGTTCTAAGTTTTTAGGTGAAGAAAGATACCAGCAGTATGTTGATGAACTTACTGCTGAAGGGACCATTGATGGCGAGCCATTATCTTCTACTGAAAGAAAAGAAGGATTTAAGAAAAGAAACGATAAGATAAACTTTCAAAATTTTATAGAAAAAGTTCTTGAAAGAAAAGAAAAAGCATCCGTATCTGGTGCTGGTGCTGGTGCTGGTGCTTTAGTAAAAAGACCATCTTCAGCAATACAAGTAAGTAAAATTGTTCCTGAGACTGCCCCTGATGGTGGTATACTTGAAGAGATATTGAAAATTGTCACGTCTATTCGTGATACCTTGATAGATAAGAATAAATTTGATGTAGCACAATCTAAAAAAGATAGACAGTTTGCTGAAAGAAAAAGAAGAGGAGAAAAAGAAAATAAATTAGAATCTAATACCTTTGCTGGATTAACAAAAGGAGTAAATAAAGTTCTCGCACCAGTCAAAGGATTGTTTGAAAAAGTATTCGACTTCATTAAGACAGTTGTACTGGGAAGAGTTGTTGTAACTTTGATTAAATGGTTTACTGATGACGAAAATAAAGAAAAGGTAGAAGCAATTGGCACGTTCTTAAAGAAAACATGGCCAGCATTACTTGCTGCGTATCTACTGTTTGGTAATAGTCTTGGTAGATTTGTAACCAAGATAGTTTTCATGATTGGTAAATTTACTGCCAAACTTTTGAAGAAAGGAATACCAAAACTTCTTAAGTTGATAGCAGCAAATCCTCTTGCATCAGCAGCACTTGCCATTGTTACTGCTGCTACCATCGGTGGCATCAGACAATCTCAAACTCCATCAAATGATCCAGAAGCAGAACCAGGACAAACTCAATTAGATGACACTCAAGATTTTGGTGGAATAACTGGTGCTCCAATCAGTGCGGACATGCTTGGATTTAGTGGTGGTGGCATGACACCAATGGGAACAGATACAGTTCCTGCTATGCTTACTCCGGGTGAGTTTGTTATGAGTCGTGGTGCTGTCAATACTTTTGGTTCTGATTTCATGGAGACGATTAATGCTGCAGGTGGTGGAACAAATCAACCAAAAGGTGGATACTATTCTTCTGGTGGTAGTGTGTCTGATAAAGAAGAACCTGGAGGAAGAAATAAAACAGGAACAGAAAAACCTAAACCTAGTGGAAACTTC